GATGATTTTCATTCTGTTCCCATGTTTTGTGAAACAATGAAATTCGTTACTATCTTATGGTAATGAACTTCAATCATTCTTGGTTGTTCATCATGGGGGCGTTTAGAACGCCCCCATGATTACAATCCATCAAGTCGCATACGTATCTGTGAACAGATATCCCAGATCCTCAGCCGTGGCCTCCGCGTCAAAATTCTCGAATGCCTCGACAACATCCTGATGCTCTGCCGGTTCTCTCCAGCGTCTCACGCCGCGAGCTACATGTTCCTGAGCAATATTCAACCCGGCTAACTCGTCTGACGGCCAGTTGAAGATATACCCGGACGAAGGAATCCGGAGGCTCGGACTGGGTGGAGCATAGAACAGGAATCCACAGCCTTTGGCGGCGTTAGTTTCCCAGATATCCACTTTTGTGAAATCCGTACCTGCTACGACTTCCTCTGCAGAGGAATAAATCTGCTCGCCGATCAGAACTTCATCGAGCTGAAATAGGGCAGCTAATGTCCTGGCTGTCACCGTCGCTGGGCTGTCACCCGTTCCGGTATATTTGATCCGATCGACAATATCCGAGACCACCTGCAGGGCATAGAAAGTCTTGTAATCGATCATTAGCTTGTTGGGTCTCAAGCCTGTCAATCCCAAGATCGTCTGGATGCCTTTGATGACATCGGCCATGAAGGTGTTGCTGGAAGTAGCAGCCCACCCACCTTCTGCATCCTCGAAAGAAGTCCAGTTGCCGGCAGTGGTCACCAGGCTGGCTACAGCCCGTTCTTTCCGGATCATAACCTTATCTGTGGCGAACTCCACTGCTTCCTGATCCGGCTGGAGAGGAGCATCGGCGTTGGCTCGGATTTCATCCGGGATCTCCTTGGCAAAAGCCCACTCTTCGGCTGAATAATTTCCGGTTGTAATTACATATCCGCCGCGTCGTGCTCTGCCTCCTGGAGGCCTGATGCCTGCCTCATCTCGGAACCAGGAGCCCTTCTTGAAAATGACGTACTTATCCGATTTCTTCTTCACCCGGATTGTGGGGAAAAGCCGTTCCCCGATGTATCTCATATTCTTTAAGCGAATGGCAATGTCGGCCATAAGGGTATCGACATGGACATCCGTCGCTGTTGGTTGCATAACTTTATCTCCTTTTAAAAAAGTATTAGTATCACAGGCATTCCTGTCTGTAGAATATCAAAAAATCCTTTACTTCAACAGTACCGCGATCACATCGTTGGCCGCGCCCGCTGTCTCAAGTGCAACTCCGATGATTTTCTTAGGAGTGATACTCCCTGTGAGGATGCCGCCATTGGCAGCCGTGGATGTCACTGCTGTCGTTCCGGAGGCGACTTCTAAATTGGCCGCTGCAACGCAGCGTCCTGTATTGTCCACCACCAACTCAGTCATCACGGCAGAAACCGCAGCTCCAGCCACCATTTTTGTGACGCCCGATGTACGTATCGATGCAGATTTCCCTGCTGCATTGGGATTGTTCTGGAGTACCCCGAATATGACCTCTCCGGCTGTATCACACGCAGCGATCTTCTTACTGCTGTCAAGCTTCACGCCTTTATATTGACTGCCCGAAATATCGCCGGCTGCTTCACCGCCGATATCCAAGCCTCTGCATTCCCAACTCATAACATTGTCCTCCAAATTAAATGGTATCACAGGCATTCTTGCCTGTAATTAGATATTCCAATGTACAGACATTACTGATTGCATAGACATCCCTGTCTGTGATCTTTCTGTGAAACTACTGCAACGCCTTTTCGCTCATGCCCATTTCTCTGACATACTGATTTGTCAGTGTAGGATTCTCCTTCTGAACCATGGAGAAGCATTCGTTCCAGGGTCTGTCCTTTAGTTCGAGCATTTTCCTGTCCGTCAGAGCGCGAAGCTGCTCTTCTGCCGAACCGGACGGCACGCCATCCTCGCTCATCACGATCTCTTCTGTGGGCACGATCTGCATAGCCTTATCGATGTAGGCATCGAATCCGGCAGGATCCTTAAGAGCATAACCCTCAGCCCATTCTCTCTGCGCTGGCGTGATCTTACCAGCAGTCAGAGCTTTGCCCACACGTTCATTGCGCTCCTTTAGTGCCAGTGCATCGGTGACTTTTTTCAGCTCTGTTTCTGTACTCTTGTGCTCCGCATTAAGCTTATCAAAGTCTCCTTTCAGGACGTATTTTTCCGGATCAGGATCTGTTTCCTCTTTGGCATTATCCTTCAATGCCTTGACCGCGCCCTGTATATCCTCGATCTTCGCATCGTCCTTTAGGCCGAGGACCTCCAGTACTTCTTTTGAAGCGATAGGGCCTGGTTTGTCCTTCTTTTTGATCGTTTCCTCAATCGCCTTAATGACATCCTCTTCTTTGGCATCATCCTTCAGCTTGAGGAGTTTGATTAATTTTTCAAGCATCTGTTTTTCCTCCAAATTTTGTAATTGATGTTTCATTGTAATGGGTACCATTCCTTTCACCCAGGGAACATTCGTCAGCCCTACAGAATGGAGAAACCAGCCCTTGAATTCCCCTGTCCGATGATCTTTGTGTTGTGGATCGATCACGGCTGAAATGTACCGATATTCCTTATTCCTGATATATTCGGCTGCTCGGGGTGTCCATTCCTTGATTTTAGCCCAGAGACCATTCGTCCTTTTTACGAGCTCGTATATCCACCCGGCAGCCGGAGCTTCCACGTCTTTCGTGGTCTGATGTTCATAATCAATCACGATATCATCTTCATACTTACTTGTGATGATCTCGTCAATCATTTCCTCGGTCACTTCGAAATCGCCTTTATCGTGATGGATTTTCCCGAATGGCAAGATCTGAATTTCCATGGGAAGTGGATCAGTATCAGCTAATTCGATGGCCACACGAATCGTATCTTTGGCTTTCTTCAGTGCTGCCTCGAAAGTTCCGCCCTTTTCTTTGCAATGCTTCCGGGCTTCATCTTCAGACCAGTCCGATTTTGGATATCTATAAGACTGTTCGATACTTTTACCATTCTTTTTTGGTATTCCAAAAAGCACCCGATAGATTTTTTTATTATGTTTTCGATCTTCGGATCCGACAGTTTTTACGGTTTCAGGATCCACTAATCGACACGAATGTTCATTCGGATATGGCATTTTTCGCTTACCTCACTTCAAAATATCACGGACTCTGAATTCGTTTCTCCAGAATCGGTCAAAACACGGTCAAATCGAGTCAAATTTAACGATCTTTTTTTAGCCAACCCCAGATACTCCCTGTTTTTTGTAACCCCTTGTCTTTGTTAGAAATAACCCCTAAATTACCAAAACATAAAATTCGCTCAGAGACAATTTAAGTTTTTACTTATTTACATCTCCTTTCTATAAATGAGGTGTAAGGGGATTCCTTCATCCCTTCAAACTGTACATCTCTTCAATCTCTCCCAAATCCACGCCCTTTTCATTTGCCCATTCTTTGAAATAATCCCCTTCCGCCGGATTGGTATTGAATCCCTTATCCGGCTTGTACTCACCGCGTCCCGGGGCGTCGCCGGCTTTCTTGTAATTCCCATCAGGATCAAAGCCCCAGACCTGACCGGATTGGATCCCGTAATCCTCTGCCTCATACTTGGAAACCGCAGTCACAGTGCATCTGCAGTTGTATCCGTTCGGCGGCCACCATTCATTCCAGAACGGATCATCGCGTCGGTATATGGCGCCGTTATGTATGAGATGCGAATATCGCGTCCGATCATCGTCCACGGCGTGATACTGGAAGAGCGGGAAAAAGCCCGCCACTTCCGGGTCGTGATACTCTGCCCAGCGTCCGGCGTTATAGGACGACTGGATGTTCGTCTGGAAAACCGTCTGCAGGTGATGATTTGATTGTCGCGTCACACCGTAAGCATCAAAGAGATCATCCACACCGTCCAGCCACTTAGCAAAGGTCATTCCCCCGTCAATGGCAAGCTGAACATCCTTTGCAATGTGGGCCAGCAGCTCCTGATTCTCTATGTGTGCAATCGTGAATGACTGCAGCTTGAACCATTTGCTGGCCTGTTCCGGTGTCAATCTCCAATCCACACCAACCGGCACATCTGCAAATTTCAGTGCGTCAGACATTTTTGCCTGTGAACCTGGTTTCCGCTTCAGCGCCCTCTCTAACTCTTCCTGAACCTGTTCTCTTCCGATCTCATCCGCTCCAGAGATCGCTTTTTCAAATAACGGGGCCGCCTTCTTGACCCATTGACCGTCGATAGACAGCTCTTGGAGACGGCCCCGCATCAAGGGGAGAGAGGAGATGGAGGTAATTTCAATCCGCAACGAATCCAACAGTTTATCGTAGACACCCACCGCTTCACGAACAGATTGGTTCTCTAACTTAATCAAAGGCCTCAGATTCTCTTTTATCTGCGGTGGTATATCCTTTAATTCAAAGAACGGAATGGTCTTTTTTTTTTCGAATCTTCTGTCTCGCTCCACCGGTCTCTGTCGGAACGAATATCCCTCGTCCTTCATAGCGCCAAACCCACCTGCTGGGGAGGGTGGCGCGAGAACTTCTTCTCCATCCTGCGGTTCGGGAATACCATACTTTTTCTGTGCATACGAGACCGGAATCGGCACGCCCATCTGAACTAAAGTCCGATCCCGCCGCGCCAGCATCTCCAGATTTTCCGGCGTCTCATACTTGATTTTAAAGATCGGATACCGTTTCTGCTCACCGAAATTGAAATCTACTAAGGGTTTGATGAGCTGCCAGCGTATACATTTCTGGAGCGATTTGGCGTCCGCTTCTACCAGGTCCTGACGCACATCTGATTTCTCTTTGGCAGCTCCTAAGCGTCCGGGCGTGGATTCCACAGTCTCAACCTGTCCTAAAATTGCCTTGGCGATACCTCTATCGCAAAATTCGGCCAGATCCTTAAATACATTCAGTGATGATGTTTTGATCGCCTCTTTGAATTCAATGATCGTCGAATCAGGAATGATAGCAGCCCCATCAGATCCTAAATTTTTAACCGCATTCTCTAATACTTCGAGATCCGCTGAAGAAGTACCTGGTGCATATTTCCCTAATCGCAGCGGGATCCCATATAACTCCGTGAACGCCACCCAGTCTTTAATGTCATAGTTCTTGAATAGATATAACCATGCACACGTACGCAACAACCCGCCCCTCGAGGGAAGTCCTGAACGTCCCCTGTATGTATGAACCACAAACTTATTCGGTATAAGCTCCTCGCCCTTAAAATAAGTATTGGGCTGCCTGAGTCGCAATCTATTATCATCACCCATCGTGAATCGTTTCTGATGGATTCGCTTCAAATTCTGAACCCATACCCGACCTCCCGATATATCCCACATGATCTCCGAAGCTGAAAATCCTTTCCCGATCGCATCTAAAAGATCCAACAGATCATCCTCAAAATCCTGCAAGTTCTCTAAGTTCTCTTTCACATGATCCGCTATTTTCTCGTCCTGTTCATCCTCCGAAGCTGTAAGAACTTCCCAGTCTTTGTTCATCACTGATAATTTCCGCGTCTGAAGGCAGGAGAATATCTGAGAATCTTTTTCTTCCATGTCCTCAAAGAGCTCAGCCTGATTGATGAGATTACCTGCCTCTGCCGTTTTCAGCGTCGAAGCCAATCGTATGGGTGTCAATCCCTCGGACGGATGCATCGACCACCGATCCTGATAGCTCGGTTGCACGATCTGTCTTGTAATGGGCTTCTGAATCTTCTGCCCCTGTGCATCGTATAGCGTCAATTCATCCTCACGTAAAACATATATTCCCAATTAAATTTAGCAGGAATTAGATTGACACATCCGGTCAACAATCCACTCTTTACTAAATCTTCCGGCTGAACGTTCTTAGGTCTTCCGTCGATATTTTTATTTTTCATTTTGATCTTTGCATTTTTCTTTTTCTTTCTCATTACCATGTTCCTTCCACTTCCGCAAACCGCCGCTTCTGTACTGATCGATACTCGATCTTCTGATTGAATTTCTCCATCACCTCCACGGCTCCGGCCAGAGCATCCGGGCCGTCATCATTCACTGTTGTGGATGGAAAATAGATTAACTGTTCGACGAGCAGATTCTGATCAGAATGATTCTTCAGAAATCGAATCGTCCCGTGTTCCACTGGAGAAGAAAGTCTGCCGATCCTGAGTGTCTTGTCAGTTGTATGGGAGATACCTCTTGGTCGTTTTGAAATACCCATGTCTCTACCTATACGATCGAATGCGAAATCCATGAATTCACCCAGGGCATTCTCCTCCGCAGCGATGAGATTGGCGTCGTATTCTATCCATCTATTGTATAGTGTCCTCGCAAACGTATTAATCGAACATCTCCGGATGAAAGCGTCTAACACATAGATAGTGCCGTTCTCATCAATACCGATAATAATGAGAGCTCTGAAATCGTGTTCCTGACCATGCTTTGCCGAGAGATCCGCGAATCCAAATACCCGAAGTGGCTTTACTTGAATTTCCGAAGGATGATAGTACCGTATCCATCTTTCCTGAAAAAGTCCTTCCTCGTCCACTGGATCATTCTGATACCAGCGATTGAATTCGATGGTCCCCATATCCCGTTTGATCTCAAGGAGATACCCGAGGGGGTAGGCTTCCGGCCAATAAGAGGCTCCATCATCTCCGATGGCGCTATATATCGATCCTGGATATCGCAGGTTTCCGTCTTCATCTTCCATTTTAAGAAGCTGACCGAGAGCGCATTTCTTCTCGATGATCTGGCCCTCCATGAAGATATGATATCCCTTCCGTATACCGAAAGAACCCCGGACCTCACCGGTCAGCCACGAGATCACCTTCTTGATCATTTTTGGACTCCTGGCTGATCGGGGTGTCTCCATGTCTGTAGCAGTGAACCGATCAGGACGCCACACGCCATGACGAAGTCCCTTCACCCCCTGGCCTAATCCACGCGTGAGAATCCGGATTCCGTTCTCGGTCTCGAAATCCTTGTCGCCCATCGATACCGGCGGTGCAAGATCCCCGAAGTCCTGCCTGATCCGAGGGTTCAGATCAAGCTCCTGTTTGATGAATTTCCCCTGATCGATGGCGTGAGGATCGGCTTCCTGCGCAGCTAAAATCTTGAAATGCCCGATTCCCATACAGATTTCGTGGACATGAGTGAGTGTGAAGGCAATCGCTGTTTTACCCGAGCCTCGAGGACCGGCAAAAGGAACGATCCGGTTTTCAATGCTCAGCTTTTCGTTGAGATCATAATGGATCGGTGCCCAGGGTTTATAGAAATAGTGCGGCATATATATCTCGCCGAATTTCATCCGATCATCCCGGCACATGGCAATACGCTTTTCCCGCGCCTCTTCGGAATCATCCCTGAACGGTGTCGCCTCCTCCTTCATGCGAGCAAGGATCTCTGCCGACCTCTTGTCGTATTCACGTAATGTTAATGCTCTACTCATACATCCTCATTTTCCCCTCACCCTTACTAAATGGGATTCAAGGGGATTTTGCCAGCCTGCCGGGTTGTGATCCCTTAATGAATGCCCCGCTTTATTCGGGCCGCAGGCCGAGCCTTGCCTTAGGGGGTTGTCTTATGAAAAGCCTTAAACAGACCGTTCGCTTCGAGCACCACACATACCACCAATATCAGATAATGGGGTAAATCCCCTGAAAGCGACGGCTATGTCAC